CTTGCTGTTGCTTGGCCAACGCAGCCTGTGCGGCCGACTTGAGTGGGCTGTCCTTGAGGCTGTCCAACCAGCATGACAGTGTGGCCCACTGCATGAAGCCGTCTTGAGTGACGCGACCTTGGATGCCATCGAATGTGAAAGTTGCTGTTGTCATGGTGTTCTCCTTAACCGATGTGAACGATTTGCAATTTGCCCACTGCTTGAGCGGCTTGAATCAGGTTGGCGTTTCCTTTGTTGGTAATTTTTGCAATCACCGCAACATTATTTTTTGGTCGGCAATCAATCGCAGAGCATTTCACTTCACGCATGTAGCGAAAGTCGCAACCTTGGCAACCGCTGGTTGGTGCTGGAATCATTTTGTAGTCTGGGATTTGCATTTGAAACTCCTGTTTGTTTTGCCGATGTGTTGATTCTAGATCATCATTTGCTGTATTTTTACGTTCCCTTAAAAATAAATTTGTAGATTAAACCTTTGTTTTCAAAATCAGTTGTGAATGCGCGTTGATTTTGTGTCATCATCGAGGAATGACCACTCAAAACCTCACACCAGTCGACTTGGTGATTCACTCGTTTGGCGGCGTGCGAAAGCTCGCTCGCGCAATAGACCGCGACCCTGCGGCCATCTCACGCTGGCGCAAGTCAGGCACTGTGCCAACACCTGTGCAACGCAAGCTGCTTGAGCTGGCATGGGCGCGTGGCATCAACATCAGCGCACACGACTTGATCTTTGGCCGCGAGGCATGATTCAGCACACGCTGCCTTGGCCACCAACGGTCAACACATACTGGCGCAACATCAAAGGGCGCACCATCATCAGCGAGCGTGGCCGCTTGTACCGTCTTGCGGTGCAGCAGCAGCTAACTGGTGCGGAGCCAATGATGGGGCGCTTGGCCATCAAGATTGCAGCCTACCCGCCTGACAGGCGAAGGCGTGACCTTGACAACATCCTGAAGGCTTTGCTCGATTCGTTGACGTTTGCTCATGCAATCGAAGATGACTCGCAGTTTGACTTCATCTCAATCGCACGGCGCGATGTCGTCAAAGACGGCGCGGTGCAAATCACAATCACTCAACTGGAGCAACTATGAACCTCGGCGTTTTAACTGGCAACCTTGGGCGCGACCCTGAGATGCGCCACCACAATGGCGATGCCATCCTGAACTTTGCAATCGGCGTGCAGACTGGCACACGCGACAAGCCAAACACGATGTGGGTTGACTGCACGATGTGGGGCAAGCGTGCCGAAGCTGTGCAGCCTTACTTGGCCAAGGGCATGCGCGTCACCGTGCAAGGCCCACTCAGCATGGAAGAATACAAAGCCAAAGACGGCACGCCTCGCACCAAGCTCAAGCTCAAGGTGGACAACCTCGACCTGCCACCAAAGAACGACAGCAGCGCAGTGCCAGCACCACGTCAGGCAGCGCCAGCACAATCACAGGCTCCTGCTTCAACGCCAGCAAAAGGCGGCTTTGAAGACATGGACGATGACATCCCCTTCTAGGACTTAAACATGGAACACTTTCGCAACATTCGCGGCTGGGCAGAAGCTCGCAACCTAGTCAACGGCAGCACGCCTGAGAAGCAATTCGTCAAGCTGGTGGAGGAGGTCGGCGAGCTGGCCGCTGGCATCGCACGAAAGAACCGTGGCGCAATCATGGACGGCATCGGTGACGCATTCGTGGTGCTGACCATCTTGGCCGCGCAGTACGGTGTCACTGCTGAAGAGTGCATCGATGCAGCGTGGGATGAAATCAAAGATCGCAAGGGTCGCATGATTGACGGCGTGTTTGTCAAAGAGGCAGACCTGCCACCACAGCAGTAAGTTAAGGGGGAAAGCTGGGGCAATCCTGCCCAGCACATTTGGCGATGGAGCAACAAGGCGAGTACCCCACCATTTGGAGAGCAACATGGCATTAGGAACCGAAGCAAGAGTCTGTGAAGACATCACACGCCGACAAGCATTTGGCCTGAACAAGTACGGCATGCAGGTGGCCAACAACCCATTGGAGCTGCGTGCATGGCTACAGCACCAGTACGAAGAGCTGCTCGATGCAGCCATCTACTGCCGCCGCGCCATCGAGGAAATTGACCGCAAAGCAGACGATCACAAATAGTTTGCAGACGCTCTTTGTAGTGTGTTACACTCACTGCACATTCACACTACAAGGAGAGTCAAATGGATGAAAAACGAATGCAAGCTGCACGCTTGGGTGAGCGCCGATACAAAGGCAATCCATGCAAGAAGTGCGGCGAGCGGCTTCGCTACACCGTGAACGGCAACTGTGTTGCATGCTCACAGGAACATGCGACAAAGTACCGCAAGCGCATCTCTGATCTCATCAAAGTCGGTGGCGACTGATGTTCTACTTCTCGTTTCACATCACTGACTACCGAGCTGCCACCGCGCATCTCAGCAACGAAGAGGACTTGGCCTACCGCCGCCTCATCGAGATGTACTACGACACCGAGCAACCTATCCCAGCCGATACCCAGTGGGTTTCCAAACGGTTACGAGTGGGTTCCGAAGTGATCGACACAGTGTTGGCTGACATGTTTGAGCTGACCGAAGAGGGGTGGAGACACGCCCGATGCGACAAGGAAATAGCCCACTATCACCAGCTCGCAGAGCGCAATCGTGCCAATGGCAAGCGTGGTGGAAGGCCGAAAACACAGGGAGAAAACCCAGTCGGTTCCCAGTCGCAACCCACTGGAAAGCCAACCAAGAACCATAGAACCATAGAACCATTAAACCAAGAACCATTGGTGAAGGCCAAGCGTGCAACACGCATGACCGAGGACTTTGAGCTGCCAGTTGAATGGGTTAACTGGGTTGCAGACAACAGGCCAGAGGTAAACGCACGTCAAACCTTTGAGCAGTTCAAGGACTACTGGATTGCAAAAGCTGGCTCAGATGCAGCCAAGCTGGATTGGTTCAGCACATGGAGAAACTGGGTTCGCCGTGACACCGCACGCAAGCCAGCCTACCAACCAGTCAACAAACAAGCAGCACTCGAAGAGCGAAACCGCGCAGCCGTGGCTGAGTTCTTGAGCCAACCAGAGGAGCCGTTCGTATGACACCAGCAGACAAACCACGCTTGGCCCAAGTGGTCACCGATGTCATGGCCTACTACCGCCAAGACGCAACAGCTTTCACGCTGGGCATTTGGTGGGAAGCCTTCAAAGGGTTTGAGCTTGAGCAGGTGAGCCATGCACTCACACGCCACGCAACCGACCCAGAGCGCGGCCAATTCCCCCCAAAGGTGGCAGACATAGTCCGATTGCTTCAAGGCACGCCCACAGACCGCGCACAGCTTGCATGGGGCAAATGCCTCGATGCCATGCAGCGCATCGGTGCGTACAGCGACATCGTGTTCGATGACCCAGCAATCCACGCTGTGGTCGAAGACCTTGGTGGCTGGTCAAAGATTTGCCGCAGCACCTACGAGGAGTTGAGTTATCTGCAACACCGCTTCTGCGAGGCCCACAAAGCCTACACACGGCAAGAGCGATTCGAGTACCCGCGCATGCTGTCTGGCGACAGGTCATCTGATGACATGTACCGCATGAAGGGATTGAAGCCACCAGCGCCAGCAGTCGTTGGTGACAAAGAAGTGGCACGGCTGGTTTACAAGGGTGGCAAGACTGGCGGCAAGACCGTGATGTCACTCGCTGATTTTTCAACCAAACAACTGGAGAGAGCAAAATGAAAACAACCTACGTCATTGCAATCGTCTTGGCCATGCTTGGCATCGCTGGCACGATTGACTACGAAGAGCAACTGCGAGAAGAGCAGCACTACTGCGAGATGGTCAAGGCTGGCAACTGGCCAGCGTACAAACCAGAGGTGGACTGCAAGGAGGCTGCAAAATGAACGGCCAAGCAATCGGACACTTTCGCGCAGAACAAGCCGCACAAAATGCTGGCCTTACATGGCAGATGATTGCCTACGGCAACTTTGTTGAGTTTGCTGAGACTCATGACTGCTTCACCACCGAGCAAGTGCGTGCAGCATTCAAAGACATGCCAGCACCACCTGACTCACGCGCATGGGGTGCAATCGCACTCAAGGCACGCCGCAGTGGTGTTGTCGATTCCATCGGATGGGTTCGCGCAGAAAGCGCAAGTGTTCACGGCATGGTGGTCACACAATGGAAGTCAAAAATTTTTAGAGGAGCGCAAGCATGAGTAAAGAAGCAATGAAACAGGCGCTTGAGGCGTTGGAGTCATATCACAGCTACATGGAACCGCTGACAACGGTTTTTGGTGGCCCAAGAGTGCCAGCAGAGCAAAGTGCAACCAGTAAGGTTGAGAGAGCCGTTTCATTTCTACGCCAAGCCATCGCAGAGGCAGATAAGCAAGAGCAGGGTGAGCCTGTGGCGTGGGCGTGTTGGCTTGATTCTCAAAACCCAGAAACGGACAAACCTGTTGTTGTTCAATATGAACCATTGGCCTATTCAAAACGCAGACCACTTATTTACACCACACTACAACATCCAAAGCAAGAGCAAGAGCAAGAGCCTGTAGCGTGGGCTGGATACAACCTCGACGATATGTGCGAAGCATTTGACCGAGTAATTGAGGAACATTACGGCAGAAAGACCCCATTTCACGACCCTGTAAACAGGGACGCAATGCTTGCACTTCGTATTTTGCGTGGGTTTGTACCGTACATGAAACGCTACACCACACCACAACAACGCAAGCCGCTGACGGATGCAGATTGGATATGGGCTTGGCTTATGGACTGGTGCAAGCAAAACAAAACAAGCCCTGCAAATCACGATAGTTTGTTCAAAATGGTGTCAGACGCCAGAGCAATCGAAGCCGCCCACGGCATTAAGGAGTAAGACATGACCGCAAAGAATCAACTATCACAAAAGCTGCGCGACTTTATGCGCCAAGACTCACACGGCATGACCATCGCAGGTTTGGCTGAGTCAGTAAAGGCATCGCCCGACAGCGTTCGCAGGTCACTCAAGTTGATGCCTGACACCTACATTGCAGAGTGGGTTTTGAATGTTGGCAATGGTCGCTTCACATCGGTTTGGAAAATCATCACGCCACCTGCTGATGCGCCAGAGCCTGATGAAAATCACCCGCGCTTCAAACCGTGCAACCCAAACTGGATGACAGACCTGCGCCGTCAACCTCGCAAAGTTTTGCAGCGAGCAATCACGCCGCCAAAGAAAAAGATCGACACAAGCACGCCAGTCGAGCGTAAGCAGCATCACCCAAACTACACGCCACAGAAAACCGTTTGGGTTCCAGTTAAACCTTGGCCAAAAGGAGAGCGGCCATGACTGATATGAGAAAAGTTTGGTTTGATGGCGAAAATTTTTTAAGTGAAACCGTGCCAACAGAAGACATTTACATTGAAGAGTGGAACGGTTTAACAGACAAGCACAAAGTCCTACTTATCAGGAATGCACCGAACTGGACAACGCTGCAACTAATCGAAGAGGTTGAAACTATGTTGAAAGGATTGAACAAATGAAAAACGCACCAGAAAAAATTTACCTGCAAGTCTGTGAAGAGAATGAATGCGATGCTGATTTTTATGACCACGAAGGCGTGACATGGTGTCATGAAAAAATTCACGACAGCGACATTGAGTACAACAGAGCAGATATTGCTCAGACAAATCGTGAGCCGTTAAACCATCATGAGTTTGGTTTTTGGTGGTTTGAAATTGGGTCTGGGCTTCATCCATTAGAAGGTGAAGACCAAGAGCAACACGCATACAGAATTGCTTCTGCTGCATGGGCTGCTGCACACGCAGTGAAGGAGTGAAAAATGATTGTGTACATTGACGTTGGTCTGTTCATGATTTGGGCAGGGCTTTTTTTGTTTGCCGTTGCGGCATGGTTCTGGGAGTAAGAGATGAAGTTTGTAAAAGTATTCGAGGTGAAGCGATTTACACAAGTGGCGATGATTCGAGCGCAAGATGAAGCTGGCGCACCGTGCATTAAGTTTTTCTTTCAGCCTGATGGATATGGCGTTTGCAACTTCAGCATTGGCTGGGAAACAGACGGCAACGCAGACAACAAAGCAGACCGCGCATTCGCTGAGTTGACTCTTGGCGAGATCATCAAGATCATCGATGGCTGGCTAACACACACTCAGGCTGCAAGCCAGAAAGCACATTGATGCGATGCGCCGATTGTTCAAAAGAAGAGTCGGTCACGCTTATCAGTGGCCGAAAAGTTTGCAGCTACTGTCCCGCATGGCGCGAAGAATGCGAAGCAAGGCATCTGCTCGCATTGCCATTGCACAAGCGGAGAGAGCAGTTGTTCGCAAGATTGAAGCCGCGAGGCGAAGCCAGTGTGGCCAAGCTCAAAGAGGTGATGCGTGAGATTCACGCAAGAAACCGAAAGTGACGCAACCCGCATCCTTGACCTGACCCGCGAGGGTTGGGCCATTGATCGGGCCTCAGTCGACTGGGCATTGCAGCAGACAGGTGACCTGCGTTGCAGCCACATCAACACTGTGGCAGAATGTCGCGAGCATATCAACCACGATGGAGAACAGCATGGCCAATTCAAAAAGCAAGAAACCACCAAAGCCACCGAAGTATTGAGGTGACACATGCCCTACTCAGCCAAAGCACACAGGCTCTTTGAAGCCGCAGCTCACAACCCAAAGGTGGCCAAGGCTCACCACATGAGCCAGTCAGAAGCCAAGAAGCTGGCGAGCGAGGGCGTGAAGAAAACACCTTGGCACAAAATGTTCAAAAAGAAAAAATGAGCGAGGCCAAGAAGTTTGTCGCAATCAACGAAGATGGGCGGCGCATCGGTTCTTCCCATCACAACTCGACCATCTCCGATGAGACAGTCGACCTGATTCGAGAGATGCACGAAGATAGGCACATGGGCTACCGCAAGATTGCCCAAGAGTTGAACATTTGCCGACACTTTGTGGCCAAGGTTTGCCGATACGAGCGCCGCGCTCAAACCCCAGCAGGATGGAAAAAAGTCAATGACAAAAAAAATGGGCCGACCACCTGAAGCCGTACCACAAGACAAAGCTCAAGCCATTTGCGAGTGGATTGCTTTGGGTAATACCTTGCGCCAATGGTGCAGGGACAACGACATTCACTACTCCACCGTGTACCTTTGGATGGAGAAAGACAAGGACTTTGCTCAACGCTTCGCGCACGCACGCGATGTTGGCCACGATGCCATTGCAGATGAGTGCCTTGAAATCATCGACACTGAGCCTGAGATTGCCAAGACTTGGTCGCAGTTTGGCGGCAGCAAACACCGCGACAGCGCCCACGTTGGCTGGCTCAAGAACCGCGCAGAGATGCGTCTGAAGCTCTTGGCCAAGTGGAACCCTAAGAAGTACGGCGACAAGACCACGACAGAGGTCACAGGCGCTGATGGCGGCGCAATCATGATCGATGACACCGAGCGTGCAGCCAAGCTCCAGTCCATTCTGGCCGCTGCCGCAGCACGCAAAAATGGCACAGGTGTTTGACCCAACGCTGCTGCAATACCTCACACCAGAGGAGCTTGCGGAGCTTGACTCACTGCTGACCAGCGACAAGACCATCTGGCGACCATTGGAAGGGCCGCAGACGATGGCCTATGAGTCCGAGGCTGACATCATTGGCTACGGTGGTGCTGCGGGTGGTGGCAAGACCGACTTGGCCTGTGGAAAGAGCCTGACGCGCCACCGCAAGATCGGCATCTTTCGCCAGAACGGCACTGAGCTGACTGGTGTGATTGACCGATTCACAGACCTGCTCAAAACCCGCAACGGCTACAACGGCCAGCAAAACATCTGGCGCACCTCACGCGCTGATGGCGTGCGAATCCAGATCGAGTTTGGCTCGTTCCCAAACCTCGGTGACGAAAAGAAGTACCAAGGTCGGCCGCACGACCTGCTGGTGTTTGACGAAGCTGCCAACATGCGCGAGGAGCAAGTGCGCTTCTTGCTGGGCTGGCTGCGTACAACCGTGCCAAACCAGCCATGCCAAGCGCTGATGACGTTCAACCCACCGACCACAGCCGAAGGGCGCTGGATTATCAAATACTTTGGGCCGTGGCTCGACAAGAAGCACCCCAACCCCGCCAAGGCTGGCGAGCTGCGCTGGTTTGCCACGGTGGCTGGCAAAGACTTTGAGGTGGCCGATGGCCGCGAGTTCGTCATCGTCAAGGGTGAGAACATCTACGACTTTGACCGCGACAAGTTCGAGAAGGCTGAGATCATCAAGCCCATGTCGCGCACCTTCATCCCTTCGCGAATCAGCGACAACCCTTACTTGCTTGGGACTGGCTACATGGCAACACTGCAATCACTACCAGAGCCACTGCGCTCACAGATGCTCAACGGCGACTTCTCAGCGGGTATGGAGGACGACCCTTGGCAAGTCATACCCACAGCATGGGTCGAGGCTGCACAAGCTCGCTGGAAGCGTCCTGACAAGCTCAAGCCAATGGACTCAGTCGGCGTGGACGTGGCGCGCGGCGGCAAGGACAAGACCATCATCGCTCGCCGCCATGACATGTGGTTCGATGAGTGCCTGACCTACGCTGGCACGGCCACACCTGACGGCCCAACCGTGGCTGGCTTGGTGGTGGCAGCAGCGCGTGACCGCGCACCGATTCACATTGACGTGATTGGCGTTGGCTCAAGCCCATACGACTTCTTGAACGAGATGGGCCAGCAGGTGCTGGGCGTGAACGTGGCCGAGAGCGCACTGGGCCTCGACAAGTCTGGCCGTCTGCGCTTCAAGAACCAGCGCTCTGAGTTGTGGTGGCGCATGCGTGAGGCGCTTGACCCAGCCAACAACACTGGCATTGCCTTGCCACCGCAGCCTGAGATTCTTGGTGACTTATGTGCGCCAACGTGGAAGCTCGTAGGCAGCACCATCCAAGTGGCCAGCCGCGAGGAAATCTTGGACAAGATCGGCCGCTCACCAGACTATGGCTCTGCGCTGTGCTTGGCGCTGATGGACACGCCCAAGCGCTCACTGGTTGCCTCGATGAACAAGAGCCACGCCGAAGAAAACTACGACCCCTATGAACGAAAGGCATACAACCCCTATGAATAATTTCAAACTGATTGGCCAAGGCTTTGATGTGCAGCCGCTGGTTGACGCGATTGATCGCAACCCTGAGTTGTGGGACAAGGTGACCATTCGACAGTCATACGAAGGCTCTGCACATGCTGACACACAGTGCATCTACATCCGTGGGCCTCGCGCTTTCACACCTGAGATGTACTTCAATGACTTGGGCAGTTTGGACTGCGGCGATGAGATCATGGCGCTTGACCCAGAGCTTGGTGCGTTACTTCGGCCGATCATCAATGAAACGCTCAAGGTCGAGCAGCTTGGCCGCATCCTCATTGTGAAGCTCAAGGCTGGCGGCAAACTCACGCCACACATTGATGAGGGCGCGTATGCCGACCACTTCAGCCGATTCCATTTGTGCCTGACTGGAGGCGATGGCAATGCCTTGGTGGCTGGTGATGAATCCGCAACATTTCAGCCAAGCGAGCTTTGGTGGTTTGACCATAAGACAACGCACTGGGCCATCAATGAGTCAGGCAAAGACCGCATTCACATCATCATCGATGCAGTCAGTCCATTGTTCGACACTCCAACGGTGACCGTATCGCAACACCAAACCGATAACGTGGCCAAAAATAGTGGGGTGTCGAAAGTCGAAATCCGCGAGTCCACTGTCGATGAAATGCTGGCGCACGCTGGTCAACTCTTTGAGGAGCATTGGGACGAGATCGCTTTGAATAAGCGGGTCATGGTTCTCAAGCCTGATGAAGAGCGATACCGCAGGATGGAGCAGCAAGGCGCTGCTTTGATCTTGGCTGCTTTTGCTGGTGAACAGATGGTTGGGTACTCCGTCAATTTCGTGATGAAGCACCTCCACTATGCTGATTTGTGTGTTTGCTCGAACGACCTGTTGTTTGTCGCAAAAGAAAAGCGCACAGGTCGATTGGGGTTGCAGCT